TTATGCCCCAACATGTTGATACGGCACTAATTCCACACAGCGACAGTGGCACTCCACATAGTGACGGCACGTCGCATAGTGATGCTTCACCACATGTCGACAGTGGAAACGTTCACAGCGACAGTAATCCGCATGAAGATTCGAATGCGCATGCCGATTCGCAGCCACACTCCGACAATCCACACAGCGACGGGCACGACGACGGGCACGACGACAGTACTCCGCACGACGACAATGGGGAGTTGTTTGACGGCCATGTAGATAGCACCCCACATAGTGATACCCATACTGATAACCACATTGATACACCGTTTTCCGACACTGCTGATCACTCGGACAACGGACTCGATCATGTCGACAACTATCCACATGCAGACTCGACTTCTCCGCATAGCGATGGTACGGAACACAGCGATAGTGCTCCGCATACTGATTCTGGCGGCGATCATATAGACACACCTGAAACACCACATTCCGACTCCACAATTGAAATTTCGTCGATCAGTGCGTCGGTAAGCCCGTCAAGTTCGGCATCCGCATCGATCAGCCCGTCGGCATCACGTAGTCCCTCGGCGTCACGTAGTCCGTCGGCGTCGTCCTCTGCGTCACGCAGCCCGTCGTCATCGGTGAGTCCGTCGACATCCATCAGTCCGTCGGCCTCGCGTAGTCCGTCGAGTTCGGCATCAGCGTCAGTCAGTCCGTCAGCCTCACAGAGTCCGTCGGCATCACCCTCACCCTCGGCGGGTTTGGCACCGACGTTATCGAGCATCTCACCTGATCGAGGCGAACACGAATCAACGGTGGCGATGACACTCACCGGCACCAATTTCGCATCCGACTATTATCCTGTGCCCACTGGTCAGACAAATCTAGCGGTCAGCGTCAGCGGATCGGGTGTGACGGTAACGAATCTCATTGCGGTGAGTGCGACGTCACTGACCTGCAATTTCGTGATTGCCAAGACGGCGACGGTTGGCACACGAAGTGTCACGGTCTCGCACACCGGCGGTACAAGCGGTGCGCAAACATTCACCATTGGATTTCCCTCGGACTTCATGGTTTTCTTTTCCTAAATACTATTAACCATGGCCATTCCCACTTCGCGCGAAGACTTCAAGGAATACTGCTTACGGGCGCTCGGTAAGCCTGTTATTCAGATCAATGTGGACGATGATCAGATCGAGGACCGTCTCGATGAGGCGCTCTATGTCTATCAGCAGTTCCATTACGATGCGGTTGTTAAGACATTTCTGAGTCACGAGATTACCGCGAGCACGATGCGTTTTGCGTCGGCCACCACGGGCAGTTTCAGCAATAATGAGACGATCGTCGGCGCGACATCGAACACACGCGGTACAGTTGTCTCGACCAGCAATAGCACATTGATCAAGTTCTATACCACGATTCTTTCCAACACCAGTGTTACTGTTGGGGACAGTTATGGCGATACTGCCAAGCGATCATTCCGTGATGGAGAAGTCGTTCGAGGCGAACAGTCTGGTGCCACGGGTACGGTGTTTACTTCAAATGCCACAACGAACGCTATTTCATTCGGCGACATGGACAACAAATGGTTCAGTGTCTCGGATTCCGTGATTGGCATTAAACGTATCTTCCTTCCGTATGATATGGGCGGAGCGACGAGCGGAGATATTCTGTTTAATCCACAAACACAATTCAATATGAGTTTGATGTCGACCTTCAATCAAGGTTCGATCATTCCATATGTCATCGGTCGAGAATATCTTCAGATGATGAATGATACTTTTCGAGGACGTCCCGGCATTCGTTTTTCACGGCACATGAACCGTTTGTTTGTGGATATCAATTGGGAAACACAGTTTCGACCCGGTCAGTGGATTGTGATGGAAGCAACACGCACCATCGACCCTGATGCGTTCACCGATGTCTGGAGCGACCGATGGTTGCAGCGATTCTCGATTGCCCTAATCAAACGACAGTGGGGTCTCAATCTCAGCAAGTTTGGTGGATTGTCATTGCCGGGTGGTGTGACTCTGGATGGTCGATCAATATTGTCTGAGGCGAATCAGGAAGTTCGTGATTTGGAACTTGAAGTGCAGAATACATACCAAGAGCCTGTCTCTTTCATCACAGGCTAGTTTATGTCTGTCAACCGTTACTTCAACCATACGTCGTTTGCATCAGAACAAGGTCTGGTGCAAGATTTAATTGACGAAAGTATTCAAATCTACGGGCACGACGTATACTATATTCCTCGGGACACCGTGAATCTGGATACGTTCCTCGGCGAAGACCCGTTGACCGCCTTCACGACGACGTATCCGATCGAGATGTATCTCAAGACGTTGGAGTCCTTTCAGGGACAGTCTGAGTTTATCAGCAAGTTTGGTTTGCATATCGAAGATCAAGCGACATTCATTGTGTCGCAACGACGGTTTACCAGTGCAGTCGTGGATGCCGTCGACTCTGCCGTGACCGTTCTCTCACGACCGCGTGAAGCGGATCTCATCTATATCGAGATGACTCCAAATAATCGTTATCTATTTGAAATCAAATTTGTAGAAGACAAAGAACGACTCTTTCAGTTAGGCAAACTGTATACGTACGAATTGCGCTGCGAACTGATGAACTTCACCAACGAGAAGGTCAATACCAATGTCGACGATATCGATGAGGTGGCACAGAAGGAAGCCTATACCATCAACATCACGATGAACGCCGGCGGCAGCGGCACCTTCGTGGTTGGAGAATCGGTGTATCAGGGCAACACCTCGTTGGCCACAGCGACAGCATCCGCAGAAGTCTACGAGTGGACCCCGTCGACACGCGTGCTCGCCGTGCAGCGTGTGGTTGGCACTTTTGCGGGCAGCACTGCCGTCAAAGGCAATACAAGTGGTGCGCAGTGGACATCCGTGACTACTGCGGCCGCGACGGCGCCGACCATTCATGATCCAATCTCAGATAATGCATTCTTGCAAGGTAATCCACTGAGTGTGGTGAAATCTCGTGGCACGCATATGTTAGAGGACTAATGGAGACGCATTTCAAACATCTGTTGCTGCGACGCTATCTCCTGTCCTTTGGATCGTTGTTTGACAATATCACGCTGACACGAGAAGATAACACTGGTGATGAAGTGTATCGTCAGGTCGTGCCGTTGGAGTATGGCCCCAAAGAACGTTGGTTGACGCGATTCACACAAGACCCTGATCTTACTCGTGGTGTCGGACAAATTGTGCCGCGACTGTCCTATGAGATGAGCGGGCTGTCGTACGACGGCGGCCGCAAACTCAACAGCCTGGAAAAACTCACATATGTCGGCTCGTCGCCGAGTGATCGTGCGAGACTCTATGTCGGTACGCCATATACCCTCGGTGTGCGTCTGTCCATTCTGACGAAATTGCAGCAGGATGGCATGCAGATTGTCGAGCAGATTCTGCCCTACTTTACTCCCGACTATACGATTGCGGTAGAACCGTTGGACAACTATCCTGATTTGGTGGATGTGGTGCCCATCACATTACAGAGTGTTTCGCAGACGGATAACTACGAAGGCAACTTCGAGGCACGCCGCATCATCGTCTGGGATCTCGACTTTGCGATGAAGGTATATTTTTACGGACCGATTCGGCAGAAGGCGCGCATTCAAAAGGTCATCGTCAATCTGTATAATTCAAACAGTGCGGATTTGTCTGCACCTGATGCGAATACGTCTTCTCCACAGATTGCGATTACGGTCGTGCCGTCGGTGTCACTGTCTGCGTCTGCGAGTCCGTCGACCGAAGAAACTGCGGTCGTGCTCGGCAGAGACGCTGCCATCACAACCGTCATTGAAGACTTTGGGAAGTTTGCGCCGTCGTTGAGCCCGTCGGCATCAGCGAGTCCGTCGGCATCACGCAGCCCGTCAGCCTCACGCAGTCCGTCGAGTTCGACATCCTTGTCGGTCAGTCCGTCGGCATCACGCAGCCCGTCGGCATCAGCGAGTCCGTCGAACTAAATATATTCAATGCAGCATGAGCAACTTCAAAAACAAACATTAAATAAAATTCTCGAACTCGACCCCGCAACGACAGAAGAAAAAACCATTGTTCTGCCTAAGGTAGTGCAAGGAGAACTTGTATCAAACTCCGGCACGGAAACTTTCGATGCGGACTTCAATTATGCACGGAAGGT